CGCGCGGTTAATTTTTTTGAAAAAATTTTTCGTTGATGGCCAGAAAAAGTTCTATAGGCCAGGACCTAGGGGTTTGCCCTGAGTGCCTGTTGGGTGGCTTTGGGATGCCTGTTGCGCGGCTGCTGGGTCATGCTACACTGGTTGCAGTTGGAACACGCTTGGAGTGCACAAATGGACACTTTGGACATCGAATCGGGGATCCCGATACCTGAGGAGGGGACGGTTCAGAAGTACCCGCTGCGGGACATGGAGCCGGGCGACAGCATTTTCTTCCCGAAGGACCAGGAGAAGGTCGCTGCCAGCGCCCGGTCCTGCGCGTGGCGGTTCTCGAAGATGCAGGATCCCCCCTGGGTCTTCACGCTGCGCCGGACCAACCCGCTTAAGGACAAGGACGGCTTCCGTCTTTGGAGGATCAAGTGACTAAGAAGGACGTTTGGAATGTGCCGCCGGTCATCCCAAACAAGGCGGCTAAGCGGCTATCCGGTCAGGTCAAGCCCCTGAAGCAGTACAAGTCCCTGAACCCCAAGCAATGGAAGTTCGTTCAGGAGTATGTGGCAGGGGACGGCCGGGTGACCCTGAAGGAGGCCGCCATCCGGGCTGGGTACAACCCGAAGTCCGCCTCGGTGATGGCTTGGAAGCTGACCAATCCTGATGAGTATCCCGAGGTCGTGTCCGCGATCCAGTCCTACCGGGCTGAGCTGGCGTCGAAGTACAACACTTCGTACGAGCGGCACATGAAGGACCTGCAGACCATCCGCGACAAGGCGCTCGAGGCTGGCGCGTTCGCTGCTGCAGTCCAGGCGGAGTACCGCCGCGGTCAGGCCCTGGGGACTATCTATGTCGAGCGGAAGGAAATTCGCCATGGGACCATCGACTCGATGTCCAAGGAAGAGGTGCAGCGCAAGCTGGATGAGATCAAGAAGCTGTACGGTGGGCCGCCCCCGACTGCCCTTATTGATGCCGACACTGGGCAGGTGATCGAAAGTGTCTCCCGAGAGCTTGACCCACCTTTTGACCCTGGAGTGGCGGACCCTCCGCCTGACGTCTTCGAAGAGGTTCCTCCCGATGCCAACAACCCCTGAGGCCCGGCTTTCCCGCCGGGTTCGAATTGCCCTGCAGGAACACGGCTGTGCGGTCGAGCGGATCGAAAACCGGGTCAACCTGGGCGTGCCTGACATGCTTGTAGGGATTGGCTCCCGGTTTGTGATGCTCGAGCTCAAGGCCCTTACCCGCGGGCTTGCGGTTGCCCTGCGGCCGCACCAAATTGCCTTTTTGACCCGGCACTCACGTGCTGGCCGCCCTTGCTTTGTCTTGGTGCACGATGGCGGCTCCGTCAATCGAAAGGCTTCGTTGAGCTTGTACTCCGGCACGCAGGCGCTCGAGCTTGCCGAGATCGGCCTACGGGCGGCGCCTATCATGAGCTGGCCGGACCGTGAAATCGACTGGCCCGCCCTGGTCGAGCTGCTATCGGCCGGGGTTTATCGATTAGAAAATCCAATTGGCCCGGACCCGGAAGATTCGGCATAGTTGATCCCGCTGCATCCCGCAGCACCACAGAAAGGATAGAGCGATGAAAACTAGCGAATTGACCGGGGCAGCGCTCGATTGGGCGGTGGCAAGGTGCGAGGGCGAGGCTGTCCATATGGTCAAGGGGCAACTCGAAACCTTGTGGACAGATAACGGGTGGAAGCCCTCCACCGACTGGGCGCAAGGTGGGCCGATTATCGAGCGCGAGAAGCTGGGTCTAGGGCATGTCATCAGCGAGGGGAATTTGTATTGGATTGCCACCGGGTATCTGACTGAAGAATGCGCCCCCACGCCACTAGTGGCGGCCATGCGCTGTTATGTGGCCGCGTGCATAGGTGATGAGGTGGATATCCCTGAAACCCTGTTCGCAACCGCTTGACGACAGAGCCGGCCGCGGGCTAAGCTGCGGCTGTCATCAACAGAAAGGATAGAGCGATGATCAAGACAGTAGCCGTATCCGGCAACAGCAAAACCGGACCCATAGCCGTTACTTACCGCAGCGGTGCACATGAAACCTACGGGACGTGTCCGAAAAGCTGCGCGCTGCACCCTAAAAATGAAACCGGCGCCCACACGGTGGACGCGGAATACCTCGCGGCGCTGGTGGACGCGGTCCCGCCGGGCGGCTTGGCTTGGACTTATTCACACTTCCCGGCCGCGGCGCTGCCGCACCCTAAGCCGGGAAAAACCGTTATCAATTCGAGCTGTGATGACATGCGGGACGCGGTCCTGGCGGTGGAATCCGGCCGCCCAGCGGTTTACGCCGCACCGGCCGACACGGTGGACACGTGGCCGCGGGTGTTCCAGGGCGTGCAATTCCTGCGCTGCCCGGCCGAGCTGGCCGAAAATTTTAGCTGCGACCGGTGCGGGAACGGCCGCCCCTTGTGCGCTCGTGGTGAGCGGGACTACGTGGTTGTTTTCGTGGCGCACGGTAGCGGGAAAAAGAAAGTTGGCACCGGTAAGGGCGGATGCTATGCCGCTGGGGGCCCGACAGCTATTCAATGGCACGGAACCCGGACGAAGGGCGCTGCCGACGATGCCCGAGCCCTGCGGGATTTTGCTCGAGCCCTGCCTTATGGCTCGATGCTGCGCCACCATGTGGCGGGTGATATCGGCCGGGAGGATTTCTAAATGTTCCTGGTGGCGCTGTTGGTGTTTTTCGCTCTGTGGTGGATTGTGGACCGCATCGACCCAGGGTGACGATTAACTGTCCCGGTATCCCGGCCGGGTTCTATTGGGGATTTGTTCGCATTTCGAACACGCGTTCGCGGTTAAAACACCATACGGAAACCAGGCCCCCGGGCCCTGCTCCGCACCCCCTGAAACGTGGCGCGGGGCGCTCGGGCCCCGGTCCGCGCCCCGCGGACCGTTAATCAATCCGGCCAATTGGATTGAAAAATTCAATTGGACCGCGGAGCGCGGTGCTTTAATAATTCGAACCATGCCGGGCCGCGGTGGCCGGGCGTAAACAGAAAGGATAGAGAAAATGGCTCACATGATCGACACCACGACCGGCACAGCCGCTATGGCCTACGTGGGCAATACGCCGTGGCACGGGCTGGGCGCGCAGCTGCAGCCGGGCGCCAGCATCGAGGAATGGACCCAGGCCGCGCGCATCGGGTATACCGTGCTCGAGTCCCCGGTCCTGTATGAGAGCCCCGCGGCCACGGAGCTGCAGCGGTGGCCGAATCGAAAGGTGCTGCACCGGTCCGATACCGGTGCACCGTTGGCCGTGGTATCGGACGGCTACAACGTGGTGCAGCCGGCGGACCTAATGGGGTTCTTTGCCAAGCTGGCAGAGCTGGGCGGGTTCGAGCTCGAGACGGCCGGAGCCCTGAGCGATGGCCGCCGAGTGTGGGCCCTGGCCCGCGTGGCGGAGGCCGCGGAGGTAGTGGACGGGGACGCGGTGCGCCCCTATCTGCTGTTCGGCACGTCCTATGACGGGACCATGGCCACGGTAGCGAAGTTCACGGACATTCGCGTGGTATGCAATAACACTATCGTGCGGGCCCTGGACCAGGGGAACGGATCCGTTCGCGTGCTGCACTCGGAGAAATTCGACGCGGACAAGGTCCGCCTGCAGCTGGGTATCGTCGCGAATTCGTGGGAGCGGTTCCTGGTGCAGTCCCGTGCCCTGGCCACCGTGTCGATGGACGACACGCAAGCGGACGAATTTGTGAAGGCGCTGCTCGAGCCCTACCATACGAGCCGCATCGAGCTCAAGGACACGAAGGCGTATCGCCGCGTGCTGCAGCTGTTCCGTGGCGCCGCCATCGGCGCCGATATCCCGGGCGTGGCCGGGACGCGCTGGGCGATGTTGAACGCCGTCACCCAGCTGGTGGACCACGAGCGCGGCCGCAGCACCGGCACGCGCTTGGAATCCGCGTGGTTTGGCACGGGCGCCGCGCTCAAGCTGCGCGCTGTTGAGCTGCTGAGCGAGGGGGTTTGACCATGGACGCACGCCAACTCGCGTTGGCCGTGGTTAATGACCGCGGCACGGCCGCGGCCAGGGCACTGGCCCTGGCCCAGTATCTAGGGGCTACTGCGGACCCTCAGCGCGGCCACGAGCTTAGCGGCATGGCCCACTGGGATAACGCAGTGCGCCTGTTGCTGCCCGTGGTTTCCGCCGAGCTGCGGAAACCTATCTACGAAGGTTTCAGGCCCTACCCGGGTTTATTTTGGGAGGCAGCTGCTGAGGTGCTCGAGTTTGAGATAGGTCTAGCCTTAGCGGTGGATAAGGCCGATTGAAACAATTCATTGGCCACGGCCCGCGGGCCGTGGCACATTATGGGTGTCGCGTGGTGCGACACCTTAGAAAGGATAGAGCGATGAAAGTTGAAGAACTGGTCCAGTTGCTTTACGGATGCGACCCCGAGGCGGAGGTTCTCGTTTGGGCGGATGGCGTGCGCTACCCCCTCTCAAAGTACTTCGCGGTTGACCACTGGTGTCGCGCGTTCGTTGACATCAACATCGTTACCGTGGTCAACGTTGACCAAAAGGGCGAAGCCCACTATGTGGGGGACGCAGCATGAGCGCCCACCTCACCCCCATCAGCCAGTACCGCGCTTCCCTGTTCGCGAGCCGCGACTCGGTGCCCGAGGCGCTCGAGTACGTTCGCGATGTCGCGAACGCTGCCGGCCCTGATGGCTTCGCCGTCTACACCGCTGCCCTGGTGCTGCTCAACTCCGTGATCGACGAGCTCGAGGCCGCAGAGCTGCGCAGCTTCGAGGCGCGCGACTGGGACCAGGACATCCCGTTCTAGGTGCTGGCATGAGCCCCGGCTATCGGCGCCCCGGCGCCGATAGCGACAATTCACTGTACCCGGACCGCGAACCGTGCGACATTATTGGTGTCGCACGGTGCGACGATAGAAAGGATAGAGACATGGACCAAGCCCAACTCCTGAGCCTGATCGGCTCGATGTATGACAAGCTCGTCAACGATGTCGCCACCCAGGTGCAGTCGCAGCTCAACCTCGGCACAGTCACCGACATCATCAACGAGTCCATTGATGCGCGCGTCAAGGCCGTGGTCGAGGACGACTTCGCCAACCTGTTCCGCCGTGTTGCGGCCATCGAGGACAAGGGCATTCACGCCAATCTCGTGTCCGAGGTGATCGACGCGCGCATTCAAACCTGGGCCGGCTACAACCTGTCCGATGCCATCGCAACCTGGGTCGAGAACAACCTGGACCTGGACGACCGGATCGAGAACTGGGTCGAGAACAACCTGGACCTCGAGGACGCAGCCAGGGAGGCGGTGAGTGAAATCGACCTGGGCGACTCAGTCCGCGAGATCATCAAAAACGAGTTGACATTCAGCGTCAGCGTAGACTAAAATCAAACCCGCTGCAGCACCCCGCTGCAGCGTCAACCTAGAAAGGATAGAGAATGAGAATCATCAATGTCAGCAGCTGCCGCTTCGCACTTCCCGAGGGCATGAGCATCAAGGACGTCCAGGCCCTGGTCGGCTTCCTGGCCACGCTGCAGAACGTCGATTCGCACTACGACTACGGGACCAACGACTACCTTTTTTCGTTGGGCAGCAACCCCGAGGTGCGACTCGGTACTGTCACCCTGACAGAGAACGCTAAGGCTAAGTCGGACGCTAGCTACGAAGCCTACAAGGCCAAGCGCGAAGCCGAGAAGGCCGCAGCCGAGTAACCGACACCTGGGCCGTGAGGCCCAGTCACCCAGGCCCGCCACCCGGCGGGCCTATTGCTTTGTGCGGTGCGATAGGCCTCGAGGCTATTGGACTCGAGGCGCTGGCATTGGGGCGTGCGCTATGGCTTCCTGCGTCCCGATAGCCCTGCGTTATGCGGGGCTCCCGCCTGACTGGCCGTACGGCCAGTCACGGTCGGCGTACTCGCCGACCGGGCGGGAGCCATCTATAAGGGGGGAGGGCCATAAAACCACCCAAGCTCGTCAGACTCGCCCGTAGCCCAGTTTTAGCCCAAGGAAAACTGCCTGAGAACCTGGACCCGGGGGCCATAAACCCACCCCCTTGTTTTGTAAATCGAATACCGGGGGGTATATTTGCAAAATTCAGAACCTCAGGGTCTGCAGAGATGGAAAATCACAACGACGTAGAAGCCGAAAGGCTGCGCCTCGAGCTGCGGCTCAGGCTCCTTGAAGCACAAGAACGCGCTTCGGGCGACTTTCTCAGTTTTTGTCAGTACGTCTGGCCCGAAATGTTGGTCGGTGAGCACCATCGGCGGATCGCGAAGGCCCTTGACCGCGTCGTTACTGGTGAATGCAAGCGCCTGATGATCGCTATGCCGCCCCGGCACGGCAAATCCCAGATGGGCAGCTACCTGTTCCCGGCCTATTTGATGGGCAAGCGCCCTCAGAGCAAGCTGATTGTGGGCTCCCACACTGCCGAATTGGCGCAGCGGTTCGGGCGCATGATCCGAAACCTCGTGGAGGACAGCCGTTACAAGGAACTTTTCCCCAACGCGGCCCTGTCTGCTGACAGCAAGGCTGCTGGACGGTGGAACACGAACCAAGGCGGCGAGGCTTTCTTCATCGGTAAGGGCGGTGCGATGACCGGCCGCGGTGGTGACGTGGTGATCCTGGACGACATCTTGGATGAGCAGGACGCTTTGTCTGAAACGGCAATGGAAAACACGTTTGAGTGGTACACCTCCGGCCCCCGTCAGCGTCTGCAGCCCAACGGCGCCATCATTATCATCAACACCCGCTGGAAAACCGATGACCTAAGTGGGCGCTTACTGCGCCAGCAGGGCAATCTGAAGGCCGATCAGTGGGAACTGCTGGAATTCCCTGCCATTCTGCCCAGCGGAAACCCTCTGTGGCCCGGCTATTGGAGCAAGGACGAGCTTGAGAAGGTCAAGTTGTCCATTGGCATGAAGAAGTGGAACGCGCAGTGGCAGCAGGAACCCACGGATGACAGCGGCGCGATCCTCAAACGTGAGTGGTGGCGCAAGTGGAAGTACGACGAGCCTCCTGTTTGCGACTACATCATCCAGACTTACGACACGGCCTACAGCAAGAAGGAGACTGCCGACTTCTCTGTCATCAGTACGTGGGGCGTGTTCTTCCCAGATGCTGACTCGGGCCCGAATTTGATTGCCCTGCACGTGCGCAAGGGCCGGTGGGACTTCCCTGAGCTCAAACGGGTGGCCAGGGATGAGTATCGGTACTGGAAACCGGACAGCGTACTGATCGAGGCCAAGGCTACTGGCACGTCGCTGCAGCAGGAAATGCGCAAGATGGGGATTCCTGTGGCCATGTACTCCCCTGGCGGCCGGAAGTCCGGCACTGACAAGGTCAGCCGGGCCAACTCTGTTGCTCCGTTGCTGGAGTCGGGGATGATTTGGTATCCAGAGAACCAGGAGTGGGCGCAGGAGCTGGTGGAGGAGTGCGCCGCGTTCCCCGTTGGGGCTCACGATGACCAAGTTGATGCGGCGGTGATGGCTTGGATGCGGTTCCGCCAGGGCAACTTCATCTCCTTGGCCGACGATGAGGAAGACGAATCGGAACCGGTGCTTGGACCAGTTGAGTATTATTGACAGGTCTATACAATCGACCGGAATTCTTGTCCCGAGGACCGCGGACCATGGCCCAGGATTCTTTTGATGCGATTGTGAATGCAGTGATGCTGGCCGAGAGTGGTGGTCGGCGTTTTGACAAGCAGGGCAACTTGTTGACTTCGTCCAAGGGTGCTCAGGGTGAGATGCAGGTGATGCCGGGGACGGCGAAGTCGCCTGGATATGGTGTAGCTCCGGCGCAGGATAGGTCGCCGGAGGAGTTGGCGCGTGTTGGGCGGGACTATTTGAAGTCCATGCTGGACAAGTATGGTGAGTTGGATAAGGCTCTGGCTGCGTACAACTGGGGTCCGGGGAACACGGACAAGTGGATTGCTGCTGGTGCGGATCCGAAGAAGTTGCCGTCTGAGACGCGCAGTTATATTGACAAGATCAAATCGACGTTGGGTGGTGAGCGGGTAGCGGACAGGTCGTCAAAGCCTGCTGCTTCGCCAGCACCCGCGCCTGCTCAGCGGCCTCCGGCGGCCCGTGGTGGCCCTCTTGCGTTTCCTGTACAGCGGACCGCGGACCTTGGTACGAGTTATCAAGCCGCTCTGGCGCTGTCCTTCTTGGCTGATGAAGCGGAGCGGGAGGAAGGGCGTCGGGAGTATGACGAGCGCGAGCCCAGTACGGCGCAGAAGTGGTTGGCCAGTGCAACGCCCAAGGTATCGCCAGAGATGTTGGCAATGCCGTACAGCTCCCCGTTCGGCCCTGAGCCTGAACCGGTGCGCGCGGCTGATGGTGGCTTTATAGCTGTGGGTTATGACACCCCGTCTGCTTATAAGGATGGCGGTTCGGTTTCGGACGAGGAATGGAAGGATGGTCCGCCTCCGCCGGAAGTTCCCCGCGGCCTTAGCGGTGACATCTTTGGTGCTGCGACGATGGAAGACGCGCCCCGTGGTCCGCGGACCGCGCGTGAGCGTCTGATGCAGATGTATCACTCGGCGCGGGATTTTGTTGAGGATGTGCCCAGGACTCCGTTGGGCATGGCCACTGAGGGTGCGATGTTCTTGGCGGACCGGTACAAGCTGATGCCTCCGGCGCTGCAGGAATTGATGGCGCAGGAGAAGGCGCGCAGGGATTCGTTGCGTGCGCTGCGCCATGCGCGGGGGTATG